TACCTACAGTTGATGTCTCCAAACCAGAAGTCAGATAATGAGACTGTTCGTATGAAGAACCTTTCTCGTGAACTAAAGTTGATGGCTATCTCTGAAGAAATGCCTATCATCTCTATCTCATCTGCTACACCAGACGATGTTACCAAGTTGGACACAGTTCCTACTTTGGGACAAACTGCTTGGTCTCGTCAGATTGCCTACGATGCTGACTGGGTTCTTGCACTTGGTCGTGCCACCAACTCGGACATCCTAGAGTGTGTTTTCCGTAAAAACCGTAATGGTTTTATGGGCGAGTTCTTAGTGCAGGTAGACTTTGACAAGGGTTACTATCGTTATAAGGATTTTGAAGATAACTAGTTATAATAGAATGTGGACAATATATATCACAGACCTATTAAGAACTTTACCTTTGACGGTATCATCAAGAATGATGCCGCTATTGGCAGACTTCGCCTAGAACTTGTGAGACTCAAGACACTTGAGATGTGTGAATTGGGGTATGTGCCAAGGCTTGACATAGACCCACAATTTACGATAAAATATAATAGCGAAAAAGATTATTACGAGTTTACATTAACCGTATACGGAACATACATAGGAAAGAATAAAGCATTATGGATAAAGGGAATAGACGGAACACAAATAGTTCCTACTCAAAAGAACAAATTAAAAGAGTTATCACAGGCTCAGGAATCACAATCGAATCAGAAGTAGATTCTGACTACATTATCTTCTGTCCTTTTCATAACAACTACCGCTCACCTGCTGGTGAAGTAGATAAAAGTTCTGGTCTATTCTTTTGCTTTTCCTGCCACCATGTCTGCGACCTGCCATCTTTGATTATGCATACATCTGCTAGAACCTATTTTGAATCTGTTCGCTACATCAAGTCTAAGGAAACTGAGACTGACCTTTCCTATCAGATTAACCAGACACTTGTCCAGAAGCCAGACTATGTTCCGTATGACGAGTTGCAGATTAAGAGATTAAACCAGCAAGCATTAGAATCTCCAAGAGCAACCAGATACTACGATGGTAGATTAATCAATGAGACATCTATCAAAAAGTTCCAACTTGGTTTCTCAGAGAAACAAGATATGGTAACTATACCTGTACACTCCCCAGACGGAATTCCTGTGGGCTTCGTTGGTCGTTCTATCGAGGGTAAAGAATTTAAGAACACTCCAGGACTTCCAAAGTCAAAAACTTTATTCAACATACATCGTGTAAAGACTGCTGGCAAAGTCTATGTAGTTGAATCATCATTTGATGCTATCCGCTTAGACCAGTGTGGTTTTCCAGCGGTAGCAACTCTGGGTGCAAATGTATCCAGTTTTCAAACAGACCTACTCATTAAGTATTTTAATAACGTTATTGTTATTGCAGATAACGATGAGGCTGGCGGTAATATGAAAGATAAGATTGTCGAACGTCTTGGCTCTCGTGTTACTGTTATTAAAATAGATAAACAATATAAGGATATTGGCGACATGTCTGATGAAGCAATTAAAAATATTGACGAATCGTTTGACAAAACTATTGCCAGTATGCTAAACTAGTATACCGCTAAGAAAACATAAGGAGAATATTATGAGCGTAATTAAAGGGCTAAAAGATATCGGTGCAATTATGGATAAGCCAAAATATGAAAACAATGGTCAGAAAGTTCGTTGGGTCAAGTTGGCTGATGGACAATCTGCAAAGGTTCGTTTCGTTGAAGAACTAGATACAGAATCAGCAAACTACAACGAGGGTCGTGGACTATCTGTGGTAATCGCAGAACACACTAACCCAAAGGACTACAAGCGTAAAGCAGTCTGTACAATTGACTCTGAGGGTCGTTGCTATGGTTGTGAAATGGGTCGTAAAGAACCTAAGAGCGGATGGCGTTCACGTCTTCGCTGGTATGGTAACGTCATCATCGATGATGGTACTGAAGCACCTTATGTGGCTGTATGGTCACAGGGTATCTCAAAGCAGTCTGCTTTCGGAAATCTCCGTGAGTATGCAATTGAGACTGGTTCAATCTCGAACCTAGAGTGGAAGATTAAGCGTAATGGTCAGGGAACTGAAACCAATTACACATTGCTTCCAACTAAGCCAGACACAGAGCCTTTCAACTTTGATGGCATTGAGCCATTCAATCTTGAAAAGGTTGTTCGTGAAGTGGCTTATGCAGAGCAGGAGAATTTCTACTTCGGTTTTGATGCTCCATCTCTAACATCCAGTAATCAAGACTGGTAATCAATTAATTGTGATGGGGGTAGATGATTAGTTCTCTGCCCCCATTGCCTAAACTTTAAGGAAAATTTTATATGAGTTATGCTGGACTGCACGTTCACACTCACTACTCGCTATTTGATGGCATAGCAACACCACAAGAATATGTGGACAGAGCAATCGAAATTGGAATGCCAGCCATCGCTATCACAGACCACGGTTCACTATCTGGACATCGTGAGATGTATCGTGTCGCTATTGAAAAGGGTATCAAACCAATTCTTGGTGTCGAAGGATACATTGCACAAGACCGCTTTGACCAGAGAGATAAAGAAGAGCGTGAAGAAACTCCGCTAGACCTTGTGTACAATCACTTAATCATTCTTGCCAAAAACGAAAAAGGTCTTGAGAACCTTAACAAACTAAACGAGATTGCTTGGACTGAGGGTTTTTATAAGAAGCCTCGTATGGACTGGACTTCGTTAGAGAAGTATAAAGAAGGTCTCATTATTACTTCTGGCTGTCTGTCTGGCTTCCTTGCTAAAGCAATTGAAGCAGATGACTTTGCTGCTGCAAAAGAACATCTACAATGGGCTAAGGCAACATTTGGCGATGACTACTACATTGAAGTTATGCCACACAATCCACCAGAGATTAACAAGACTATTCTTGCTCTTGCAGATGAGTTTGGTATCAAGCCTATCGTCACTCCTGACTGTCACCACGCTGGACCAGACCAGAGAGAGATTCAAGAACTTAAACTAATCCTAAACACTTATTCAAATAAGGTTCAGAAAGATGCTACCTTTGCTGGTACTCAGGACTACGACAACCTTATGGATAAGTTGGACTACCTGTATGGTGCAGACCGCCAGATTACTTTTAGAGACTACGAAATTCACTTGCTATCTGATGAAGAGATGCATAAGTCTATGGAAGCCCAGGGTATCGTAAGACAAGATATGTATGACAATACTATTGAGATTATGAATAAGGTTGAAGATTACAACATCAAAGACCACCTAGACCTACTACCAGCACAGTATCAGAATCCAGACCAAGAACTTTACGAACTTGCTATGGAAGGACTTACTGCTCGTGGTGTAGGTGCTGACCCTGCATATCACACAAGGGCTGAAGAAGAACTCCAAATCATCAAGGATAAAAACTTTGCTCCTTACTTCCTAGTTGTTCGTAACATGATTAACTGGGCTAAGAAAGAAGGCATTATGGTTGGTCCAGGTCGTGGTTCATCTGCTGGTTCTCTAGTTTGTTATGCCTTGGGCATTACTGACATTGACCCTATTGAGCATGGTCTTTTGTTCTTCCGTTTCATTAATCCAGAACGTAATGACTTCCCAGATATCGATACTGACATCCAAGATTCAAGACGTGAAGATGTCAAAGATTATCTAGTTAGACAGTATAGACACGTTGCTTCTATCGCCACATTCCTTGAGTTCAAGGGTAAAGGTATGATTAGAGATATTGCTCGTGTACTAAACATTCCACTAGCGGATGTGAACAAGGTTCTTAAACTCGTTGATGACTGGGATGACTACTTAAGGGCTAAGTCTACTCAAGAGTTCCGTGAGAAGTATCCAGAGATTGAACTTTATGGTGAGCAACTTCGTGGTCGTATTCGTGGTACTGGTATTCACGCTGCTGGTGTGGTCACTGCTAAAGAACCTATCTTTAAGTATGCACCACTTGAGACCAGAACAACTCCAGGTAGCAAGGAACGTATTCCAGTAGTAGCAGTAGATATGGAAGAAGCAGAACGCATTGGTTTGATTAAGATTGATGCTTTGGGTCTAAAGACCTTATCTGTTATTCAGGATACGCTTGCTATCATCAAGGAGCGTTCTGGAGATGTCGTTGACCTGTACAAACTTAACATGGAAGATGCAAATGTATATCGTATGCTTTCAGATGGTTTTACTAAGGGTGTGTTCCAATGTGAAGCAACACCATACACAAATCTTCTAGTGAAGATGGGTATCAAAAACTTTAGTGAGTTGGCTGCTTCTAACGCTTTGGTTCGTCCAGGTGCTATGAACACAATCGGTAAAGATTATGTTGCTCGTAAACACGGTAAACAAAACATTGACTATAAGCACCAAGTGTTAAAAGCATTCACACAAGAAACCTATGGATGTATTCTGTATCAGGAACAAGTTATGCTTGCCTGTGTGGAACTTGGCGGTATGACAATGGCAGAAGCGGACAAGGTTCGTAAGATTATTGGTAAGAAGAAAGATGCTAAAGAGTTCGATGTCTTCAAGGACAAGTTCGTAAAGGGTGCTTCTAGATTCCTAACACCTAACGCTTCCGAAGACCTGTGGACAGACTTTGAAGCACACGCTGGATATTCGTTCAATAAGTCTCACGCTGTGGCTTACTCAACAGTTTCTTACTGGACAGCATGGCTGAAGTATTACTACCCTATTGAGTTCATGTATTCATTGCTCAAGAATGAAAGTGATAAAGATGCTCGTACTGAATACCTAATTGAAGCAAAGCGTATGGGTATCCCTGTTCGTCTACCACACATCAACGATTCAGATGTTGACTTTAAAATCGAAGGTAAAGGTATTCGCTTTGGACTATCATCTATTAAGTTTATTAGTGATAACATTGCTAATAAGTATATTGCTGCTAGACCTTTTGCTTCCTATAAAGAACTAGAAGAGTTTACATTTGGTAAAGGCAATGGCGTTAACAGTCGTGCACTACAGGCTCTTCGCCTTGTAGGAGCGGCTACGTTTGCTGACCAACCTAGAAACGATGAAGAAGTTCGTGAGAATCTTTATGAGTATCTTAACCTACCAGAGTTCAATACTTCTATTCCGCAACACTACCACGCATTCATCAACGATGTTGAAGAGTATGAAGAAAAGGGTGCATATATTTTGATGGGTATGATTAAGAGCATTAAGCGTGGTAAAGGCTGGTCTAGGGTAGAACTTCTAGATAGGACTGGTAGTACTGGAATCTTTGATGATGAGAATACAACAATCGAAGCAGGTAGGACTTACATAGTTCTAGCAAGCGATAATAGAATCGTTACAGCAATTCCAGCAGATGAAATTAAAGGCAATCCATCTGGATTGATTAAGATTCTAAACTTCCGTCAGTTGCCCTACAAAGAAGATGAACTTTTTGTAGTATCATTTAAGCCTAGGGTAACTAAGGCTGGTAAAAAGATGGCTTCTCTAGTTCTAGCAGATGCTAGTCGTGAGATGCATAGCGTTACAGTATTTCCTACATCTTTCTCTAAAGCGTATATGAAGATTGATGAAGGAAATGTATATAAATTCTCTTTGGGTAAAACTAAAGATGGAACAATAATTATGGAGGATGTGTTCAATGTTTGATGAAGTAGCAAAAGACCTGCACGAAACCGCAGTAGAAAAAGGTTTCTGGGGCATTGCCTATAACAATGAAGATAAAGAATCTTTGGATATCTTTATGACTAAGCAACTGATGATGATTGTATCTGAAGCAGTTGAGGTCATGGAAGCAATTCGTAAGTCCAAAGGTCCAGAAGAAGTAGCAGATGAGATGGCTGACATCATCATTCGCACACTTGACCTCTACGCAGGTCTGCGTGAGTTTGAGTATGTCAATGGCAGTCTTGACGATGCTTTTGAAAAGAAGACTGGTTACAATAAGTCTAGACCAGAAAGACATGGGGTTCGTTTCTAATGACTACTATCGAAGAAGCAATGGCAGCATTAGACCCACGCATCCGTAAGCGTTTGACTAACGGTGTTGGGTTCAAGACTGAGTATCAGGGAACTCCTAGTTTCGGTCTTAATCGTGCACTTAATGGTGGACTACCGCTGGGTAGACAGGTATTGATTTGGGGAAGCAAGTCTTCTGCTAAGTCTTCTCTATGCTTGCAGATGATTGCTCAGGCACAGGAAGAGGGCAAGTTGTGTGCTTGGATTGATGCTGAGATGTCTTACTCAGAAGATTGGGCTAAGAGACTTGGGGTAGACACAGACAACCTAATCGTCTCACAGGCTCGTACAATTAACGAGATGGTTGATGTAGGAACAAACCTAATGAATGCTGGAGTAGATATTATTGTGGTTGATTCAATTACATCGCTACTACCTGCTATCTATTTTGAAAAGGATACTGATGAACTTAAACAGTTGGAAAACACTAAACAGATTGGTGCGGAGTCTAGAGACTTTAGCAACGCTTGGAAGATGCTTAACTATGCTAATAACAAAGTTAAGCCAACCCTTTTGGTTCTTATCTCGCAATCTCGTAACAATATTTCTGCTATGTATACTAGTCAACAGCCTTCTGGTGGTCAGGCTACTAAGTTTTATTCATCAACGGTTATCAAGTTATTCTCTTCCGAATCAGACAATCAAGCAATTAAAGGCAAGATTGCAATTGGCGATAAACTCATTGAGGAAAAGATTGGTAGGAAGATTCGTTGGGAAGTCCAATTTAGCAAGACATCGCCAGCCTTCCAATCTGGAGAGTACGATTTTTATTTCCGAGGTGATGTTGGTATTGATAGCATTGGTGATTTGGTTGATACTGCAGAGATGATGGGTATTGTAGAGCGTACAGGGGCTTGGTATATCCTACCAGACGGAACTAAACTACAGGGTAGAGATAAGTTTGTGGCTCGTGTTCGTGAAGACCTAGACCTACAAGACGATATCAAGGCTAAGGTAAATGGGTAAGTACACAGTATATCCAGGAATCTTTCCTTGCCACACATGCAGGGTAGAAGTAAAGTCTGTAAGAGTATATCCATCAGATAAACTTATAACTTGGATGTGTCCAGAGAAACATCTCAGCGAGGTAAGTCTTGAGACTAAGAAGAAGAAAGATTATGAGCGAGAGAAGCGAGAGTAAGCGTATTGGTGCTAAACAGCACAAGAACTCTGGCAGGGGTACTCATAAGGGGGATGCTTCTTGGGAAGGCTTCACTGTTGACTTTAAAGAGGTTGGCAAGTCCTTTACCCTGAATAAAGATGTCTGGGCTAAGGCAACTACAGATGCTATTCGTAATAACGATAATCCAGCAATTGTAGTTGTCCTTGGCGAGGACGGTATTAAAACAAGACTAGCAGTGATTGAGTTGTCCCTACTAGAGATGATACTTGACCAACTACCGCCTAATAGTGTATAATAGAATTACAACATTAAGGATACTAAATGGAACAAACAACAATTGAACAGGTCAATGGTCTCACAGAGATTGCTGACTTTATGAATGATGAAGAACTGACTACCGCTCTTACCTTTATTGCTAAGGTAATTCTTAAGCCAGATATTCCTCTTAACGTTGCACAAGTAGAAATCGTTCGCTTGCAAGCAATTGCTGCGAAGATGTCTTTCAAAGCCACATGGCTAACTAACGTAGATAAAGGAGACAGAGCGAAAAAGAATATTTATTACACCGCTGCTGAGGCTATTAACAACCTCGTTTCGGCTCTTAAATATATTACTCGCTAGTGTTATTATGGCAAAAAATTTATTAAGTCAGGTAATGATTAAAAAGGTTGAGAGCAATCCCAATTCTAAGCCATCATTCCTAGACAAGCAAGCATTGATTGATAAGATTAATTCTGGTTACACTGTCAATCGTGTAGACAAGTTTCAAACAAAGAAAACCTTTGCACCTAGTACGATTGCGTTCTCACATGGAGAATGTCCTCGTTACTGGTATCTAGCCTTTGATGGTGCTAACTTTGTCGATAATGCTGATGCTTATGGCGGTGCAAACATGACTGCTGGTACAAAGGCACACGAAAGAATTCAGGAGGCTATGGGCAATGTTCCTGGACTTCTTGTAGATTCTGAGTTTAAGGTAACATATAATGACCCACCAATCTTTGGTTATGGTGACGTTATTCTTAACTGGGAAGACAAAGAACTGCTTGGCGAAATTAAGACAATGCCTAACGAGGGCTTTGAGTATCGTAAAAGTGCAGGAAAGCCTAAACTGGGTCACATGATTCAGTTGCTTATCTATATGAAGATTCTTAATAAGAGCAAAGCAGTATTGATTTATGAGAACAAGAACAATCACGAACTGTTGATTTTTCCTGTAGAATTAAATCAGTACATGTACGAGTGGGTAGAGAACACTTTTGAGTGGATGAGGAATGTTCGAAAGGCATGGGAAGATAAAACCCTGCCAGAGAAAAATTATCGTTCTAATTCAAAGATATGCAAGACATGCCCTATACAAGCGGCTTGTGCTTCTGCAGGTTCTGGAGAGATAAAAATCAAATCTCTGGAGCCTTTAAATGAAGAACAAACATTGTAGTTGGTGCGATAAGCAATTCCAAACTAAACTATCCTATCAGATATACTGCTCTCCAGAATGTAGAGAGCAAGCAACTAGAGAAAAGATTGCTGAAAAATATCTGAGGGACAAGGTTAAGAAACGTGCTGGCAAGGTTCGATTGTGTAAGACTTGTAACAAGCAACTCTCAATGTATACAGAAGAAACTATCTGTCAATCTTGCGAGATAAATCCAGATGATGTTAGAGACACTCTTAAAGAGATTAAGGATATCCTAAATGGTAAAACTAAACTTGACTAAAAAGCCTAAAAGATTCTGTGCTATTGATGCAAGCACTAATAGCCTAGCCTTTGCTATTTTTGAAGATAGTAAAATTATTGCTTGCGGAAAGATTAAGTTTGAAGGTCTGCAAACATATGACAAGGTTATGGATGCTGCTAAGAAGACCAAGGCTTTCTTCGATAAGTTTGACTTTGATACAATCATAATTGAACATACAGTATTTATGAACAGCCCTAAGACTGCTGCTCAACTGGCTATGGTCCAGGGAGCCTTGCTTGGGGCTGCTTCTATGTCTGGGGTAAAAAAGATTGGTTCTGTATCGCCTATCACATGGCAAAACTTTATTGGCAATAAAAAACTAACTAAAGAAGAAAAGCATGAGATTCAAAAAAAGAATCCAGGCAAGTCTGTGTCTTGGTTTAAAACTGAAGAACGAAATATTCGAAAGCAAAGAACAATTAACTTTATTAATATAAACTATGATAAGCACTTAGAGGATGACGATGTTGCAGATGCTTGTGCTATTGGTCACTGGGCTTTGAAGAACTGGGATAAGGCGTTTGGATACTAATGGCTAATAAGTTTTATACAAAACAAAGTTTAGCAGAGAGAACGAGTTACAACTTGGTAATTTTACTATTGCTAAAGGTGATATCATTAAAATAGAGGGAGAACATGGTCTCAAATTTAAGTTTGATGCTGTTGTAACTAATACCGAAAATGGTAAGGTCTGGGTAGATTGCTTTGAGATGCAGAAGTCAACCGCTACTGCATGGCGTTCGTTTGACCCTGAAAGAGTTAAGCGTATTCCAACAAAACGAGGAAGACGAAAGAAAAATGTCGATTGAAGATTTAACAGTTGAACATCTCGATGAGATGAACAAAGTTGTGGAGAAGTATCTCCAGGGTGAAGAGCCTACCCAGATTTCTAAGGAACTAGCCTTGCCAAGACAAAAAGTTGTTGCTCACATTAACCAGTGGCGTGTGATGGCTTCTGACAATGCTGCTATCCGTGCTAGGGCTAAGGAAGCCTTGGTTGGTGCAGACACACACTACAATAAACTAATTAGTAAAGCATATGAAGTAATTGATGATGCAACTACCACAGCCAATCTAGGGGCTAAGACCGCAGGTATTAAACTTGTGATGGACCTAGAAAAGACTCGTATCGACATGCTACAAAAGGCTGGCTTACTTGAGAACAAAGAACTCGCAGAAGAGATGCTAGAGATTGAACGTAAGCAGGATATTCTTCAGCAACCACCACTGTCACAAATTCAGTACGACATCGTAGAGGCTATGAGCCAAATCTACAAACTAGAAGAAGTCATTGAAATCCTGGGGGAGACAGAGGGTCGTAGATACTATAATAAGTATACAAAGAACGAAGTAATCCTACAACTAGGAAAAGGTTCTGGTAAGGACTTCGTATCTACAGTTGCTTGTTGCTACATCGTTTATAAGTTACTTTGTCTTAAAGACCCTGCTCGTTACTTTGGTAAGCCTACTGGCGATGCTATTGATATTATTAACATTGCGATTAACGCACAACAGGCTAAGAACGTTTTCTTTAAAGGCTTCAAGAATAAGATTGAACGCTCTCCATGGTTTGCTGGAAAATACTACGCAAAGGCAGACAGCATTGAGTTTGATAATGCTATTACTGTTTATTCTGGTCACTCTGAGCGTGAGTCTCACGAAGGTCTAAACCTTATCCTTGCAGTACTGGACGAGATTTCTGGTTTTGCTAATGAGGTTGGAACTGGTAATGACCAAGGAAAGACTGCTGACAACATCTACAAAGCCTTCCGTGCTTCCGTAGACTCTCGCTTTCCTGACCTTGGAAAGGTAGCCCTACTATCTTTCCCTCGCTATCCAGGAGACTTTATCTCTACCAGATACGATGCAGTTATTGCAGACAAAGAGGTTGTAACAAAGAAACACAAGTTTGTTATGAATCCAGACCTACCAGAAGATACAGAAGGAAATACTCTTGATATTGAGTGGGATGAAGACAATATTTTAGCATACAAGTTTCCTGGAATGTTTGCCATTAAAAGACCTACATGGGTAGTAAACCCTACTCGTAAAATTGATGACTTCAAGTTAGCATTCTATACAGACCTTGGAGATGCTATGATGCGTTTTGCTTGTGTCCCTACCTACGCTTCCGATGCCTTCTTTAAGCAGCAAGAAAAAGTTCGTGCTTGCATGACAATCGTAAACCCTATTGATTCTAATAAAAGTTTTATGGAGTCTTTTAAACCAGACCCAGACAAAAAATATTTTGTCCATGCTGACCTTGCACAGAAACATGACAAGTGTGCTGTGGCTATTGCCCACGTTGAGAAGTGGGTAAATGTGCAGGTAGTTAAAGACTATGCTCAAGTAATGCCTATTGTAGTCGTAGATGCAGTAGTATATTGGGAGCCAAAGATTGAAGGTCCTGTCAATCTTTCAGAGGTAAAGCAGTGGATTCAAAATCTACGAAGGCTAGGATTTGATATAGGCATGGTTTCATTTGACCGATGGCAATCATTTGATATTCAAAATGAATTAAAGGCTGTTGGTATAAAGACTGAGACTGTATCTGTTGCCAAGAAACACTATGAGGATATGGCTATGCTTGTTTACGAAGAGCGTCTGGCTATGCCAGCCATAGAGTTGCTGTTTGAAGAACTAACAGAGTTAAAAATTATGAGGGGTAATCGTGTAGACCACCCTAGAAAGTCCTCTAAGGACCTTGCAGACGCTGTTTGTGGTGCTATCTTTGGTGCTATCTCCCACACTGTCAAAGACAACAATCAAATGATAGAGATACATACATTCCGTGATAGAAAACCAACGGAAGAACTGCATGAGTTTGACAAACGTAGTATCATTGAACGCAATAGACCAGAGCAAAAAGACCTAGACTCATACTTTAAACAGTTTAACATAAATATAATGTAGTGGTATAATAGTTTTGTTGGGCACTTCCAACTAGGAGATTACAAATTAAAAAACCCCAAATTATTTTAGCAGTTATAACCCTAGCACTTTCCCCTATTTTTTTAGCACAGTCAGCATTTGGAGAAACAAAAGCAGAGTATAGTGCAAAAGTAGAAGAGGCAAAGGCTGTCGTTAACGCTATCCAGGATGCCCTAACTCTTGCTCAAGAAGCCTACCAGATAGCGGTAAATGAAAAGGCTGCCATAGATGCTACGGTAGAGTCAAACAAAACAATCCTAGATAACAAAATTCTAGATGTACAAAGCAAACAATTGCTTGTAGACAAAGCACAAGCAAGTCTAGACTTGGCTAAAGAAAACTACAACATAAAATTAATTTCAGACCCTGACTGGATTAGACCAGACAAAGAAGTTACACAGACTATTGATGTGGCATATACAGTTCAGGTTCCTTATACTGAGTTAGTCCCAAGAGTAGAACTTGTGCCAAGAACAGTTTTAATACCTTACACAGAGATGGTTCCTTATTTAGATTATGAGCCAGTTGAGGTTACAAGGGTAGTCCCAGGTGGACTTACAGCAACATCTTACAACAGACAGGGCTACAATAATGCACCACCACTACCAACAGAAACAGAAACACCACTGGCAACTGAAAATGTACCTAACATTAATTTTCAGTGGGGCGGTGGATTGGTCCTGAACTCTGGAAAGGGTGAAGATGTTCTTGTTAAGTTTGAGGGAAATCTAATGGTTCCAGAAGATAACTGGTACAGTTTCTATGCACCAGCAGATGATGGAGTAAAACTAACTATTGCTGGAATGAATCTAATCAATGACTGGAGAGATAAGGGTGGTGGTGGCTCTATATCAGAACCTATGTGGATTAGAGCAGGTATCTTTTACCCAACCACATTGTATTACTATGAAAATGGTGGTGGAGCCTTTGTAGAATTTTACTCACAAGTTTCTGGAGGTAACATGGAAATAGTTCCTGCAACTTGGTTTGGAGAAACAACAGTAACAGAAACAATTTATCAGCCAGTTGTAAAGTATCAAGAAGTAACTTATTATAGAGAAGAGATTGTTTACGATGAGGTTACAGTATATGACGAGATTACTTTATTTAGAGAAGAAACTAGATACAGAAAAGAAGACATAATTGTAATTGTTCCAGACGAGGATGCTACTGCACCACTAATTAATGACCCAGCCTTGGCTATAGTTGTTGGATTGGTACAAATTGAGTTAGATGAAAAACAATCTATTTTATTATCTGCAACGACAGATAGAAACAGGCTACAGCAAGACTACGAGTCTTCCCTGATTACTCAAGCAGAAAAAGCAGGTATAATTGAAGTAGCATCGCAAGATGTAATAACTAAACAGGAGGAACTACTTGTCGCTCAACAAAAACTTGACTCCATTCCACCTTACGAAGAGCCAACACCTACACCTACGGAGACCGAGGAACCTACTGAAGAGCCAGAGGAAGTTGAGCCAGAACCGATACCAGAGCCAGAGCCGCCAGTGTCCCCCGAACCCAGTGAACCTGAGTTACCAGTAAATATTGAAACGGTAGACCCACAAACACTTTCAGAAGAGCAGGTTGCAGAACTAGTATCTGTTGCAAACGAAATCCTAGACAACTCGGAGCAGGGTTCTCCAGAGTATGAAGAAGCCCTAGATGCATTGTTCGTTGCTGCACAGGCAGACGATATTGAGGTATCTGAGGAACTTGCAGCCATTCCTGGTTTGTTAGCCGCAGTAGACGCAATTAACTTTATTGGTAACGTTGGAGCAGACATGTCTCCAAAGGTTCGTGAAGAATCAGAGAAGATTGTTGTAACAGCAGTTGTTGCAGTTGGTGCAGCAGTTAACGCAGCAACAGGAGCGGCACTCACAGCCGCAGCCCCATCAGCACCAGCATCATCTGCATCAGCAGGTGGCTCAGGTGGAACGTCAGGCACAAGGAGGAGAGATTAATGAAGAAATTTTTAAATGACCTAATTGGTCAGGCATGGACACTTCTTGGTATGTTTGTAGCCTGGCTAGTCCTAGAAGGCTCTGCCAAAGAGGTAGTTGGATATGCAATTGTTGGAACAAGCATTCTTTGGGTGCTATCTTATCCATTAAGAAACACAAAAGATAAGGAGGAAGATTAATGAGAACATTTGGTAATGTATTTATGCGTATCGTTGCAACTTTCGTAGCGTCTGCACTTGGTGTGGTTGGTGCTGGTACAGTTGCAAGCGGTGTTAGCGGAGTTGATATCCCAGTATGGTTTAGTGCTGTTATGGGTGGTATTTTGGCAGTAGCCAAGGTGGTAGAACTCCTATCCCTAGCATTCCTTGAAGATGGTAGACTCTCTCGTGCAGAGATTGACGCTGCTTTCCGTCAGACCGTTGCTTTGAAAGATGTAAAAGAAGATACACACACATCTAAGAAATAACTTGACAAACCCCTTTCGGTGCCCTATAATTGATATAGACCTGAAAGGGGTTTTTCTATGTCAATGACTTTTGACGAATGGCTACAACATGGCTTAACACAAGGCTGGGTTGGTCCTGCTGTATGCAGTACACACGATGGCATCCCTACTACTAGAGACGAAGACCTAGAGTGGGAAACTGGAGACCCATGCATTCATGTATTAAGATTGTATGAAGATGAAGCAACCAAGTTGGCTGTGGAAGAAAATCATGCTCCGTCTGTATGGCGAGCAACCAACAGTGGTTACACTGTATAATTAAATAGTGATGGGCATTAACTCAGTTGGCAGAGTGTTCGACTGTTAATCGAAATGTCCCTGGTTCGAACCCAGGATGCCCAGCAGAGACCAGACACGCAGACTAAGATTCGGTGGCTTAACAGAAATACTAGTAAAGACTGTTACAGATGTTGTTCCTATTTGGGTTGTTAAGGAACATTTGATTTCGTAGTTCAGTTGGTCAGAACGCTACCCTGTCACGGTAGAGGTCGTGGGTTCAAGTCCCATCGGAATCGCAGCGATATAACTCAATGGAAGAGTGCTTGCCTACGAAGCAAGATGTTGTAGGTTCGAGTCCTGCTATCGCTACGCCACCTTAACTCAGCGGTAGAGTGCCATACTTGTAATATGGAGGTCAACAGTTCAAATCTGTTAGGTGGCTCCGATTACGAATGCTATAATAGTATTACTATGAGTAATCGTAGAATACATCTTGAAAGGAAGTATTAATATGCCAGAAGCAATTTATGTAGAGCCATTCCCGAAGAATAAGCGTGGAGATGGATTTAAGAACATGGCTTCATACCGAACAAATCCACACCGTGGAGTTGACTGGTCTGTAGCAGGTGGTAGCAAGATTAAGGCTATCACAGGAGGAACAGTAATGGAAGTAGGAGAGACAAAGGTGTTGGGTAACTACCTAATTCAGTCAACATATGACGGACACTTTATTCTTTACGCACACTTCCAGGTTCCATCAACACTAAAGCAGGGTGACAAGGTAGAAGCAGGTAAGACAATCGTTGGTCTAGTTGGAACAACAGGTACCGCATCAACTGGAAATCATTTGCACGTCACTTACGGTGTTAAGCAGAATCTAATCACTGCTGGTATGCCTGACCTTCGTGACTTGTTTGCAGTTCTTGACGCAGCACCTAAGAAGACTGTTGCAGCCAAGGTTGTTACAGCAGTAAAGAAAGTCGTTCCTACCAAAAAGGCGTAGGCAACAAGAGGAAAAATATGCCAACATATAATTTTAAATGCCCAGACTGTGAAAAAACATCACAAGAGGTGAGAGCCTTTGACGATGCTGATAAAGAATTACTTTGTGATACTTGCAATATAGCGATGCATAAGGTATACTCAGTAGGAGCAATTAAATTTAATGGTGGAGGGTTTTATTCAAATGACAAATAACCTAATAGAACAAATAGACAAAAAGTGGACATTAGATACATCGCATCGTTGTGATGTATGTGGTTCACAGGCTTATGTTCAAACTTTGGGGGTAACAGGGGACTTGCTTTTCTGTGCCCATCACTACGATAAGATAATTCGTAATGAGAAAGCACAGGAAGCAATGACCCAGTTTGCTTATCAAATTATTGATGAGCGTGAACATTTGCAGGAAGAACTAATTAGACATGAATAATTTACCTACATTTGAATATAACCAAGCAGAGTTTGGTGGAACAGAAACTATGGCAAGAGGTTTTATTAAAAATATTTTGCCAGAGATGACCAACATAAAAAAATATCATTCAATTATTATTCCTGGAGCAATTCCAAATGCAAGAGTAATTGGAACTACTGGAGACAGGTATATCTTTTGGCTTCATAATAATGTTAGTCAGTTTGTTCCTTTTGTTGGAGAAGTTTTAAAAAATAGTGCTGTAAGAAAACATACGGAAAGAATTATTGCTGTATCAGAATATGAGCGTAGAGTTATAGCAGATGAAATAAACATCGAACTAGATAGGATTACTGTTATTCCTAATGCTATTATTCCAGTAGTGCCAAATCCAAATAAGTTTAATAATATTAACAAGGTTAAAATTGTTCATGCTTCTACTGCAGAACGAGGAATGAGAGTTCTTTTAGATGCAATCCCACTGATAGAAGAAGACTTTGAACTAAATGTTTTTAATGACTTCTATCCAGACTTGCCTCATTCATATAACCTAGATGCTGTCAATGACCCAAGGGTAAACTTCTATGGTAAGACACCACGCAAGACTCTGTACAAATTCTTTGCAGATGCACACATTCACGCTTACCCATCTACATATCCAGAGACATCCTGCCTGACACAGATGGAAGCCTTGTCTGCTGGATGCTACGCAGTATACACAAACTTGGGGGCATTGCCAGAAACATCCCTAGGCTATGGAACCATGATTCCAATTGAAGAACTAACGCCAGAACGTTATGCCGAAGAGTTAACTAAGGTTATTAGAATGATTAAACAAGAAGGATATGACTACACCAATCAGGTTCAGGATATTCATAGTAATTTTACTTGGGAAGTAGCCAAGAAGAATTGGCTTGCTTTTGATGCAACAATCTAGTATAATTGTTTTAGGTGATTAAATGGAATATCTTGCTGGCTCTATTCTTACCCTAGTTACAATGGTAATTGTTTCTAGGCTTGTAAAGAAAACCCAAAAAGAAACCGTTCCTGTAAAGGTTAACTTTAGTCAGTCTCGAAACCACGAACTGCTAAAAGATTATATTTTTACTAAACAAGAAGCATCAAATACCCAGTCTTCAAACCACTATGGTAAGCAGTGGTCAAAAGTTGTTCTATCTGGAGACATGGCATACTGGATTGAAAACAATGCTGTTTATTCTGCAAAGCATGATGGTGCAGGAATTGTTATGGAAACAAAGAAAATAGTTGACATGATGGGCATTGATAAGGTAGAATTAGATAAGATGATTCTTATCGTAGATAGACTAACAGAAGGAAATTAGAATGATAGTGGCAATACAGGGTAGTAAGAATTTTAATGACTACAACGTATTTCTGAGAGCAATGGGGGTGGCTTTGTCTAGCCTACCCGAAGGCGATACAGAGTTCACTATTGCATCCGCAGGACCTTTGCACATCAACCAGATGGGGCTAGAGTTCTCTAATGTTTCTGAGCGTAGCCTAAAGGCTCGTGGAATTAGAATTAAACTAATTAAAGTTCCACCAATCTGGATTAAGAACAACATCAATAGTATTTCATACTTTGCTTATTTTAGCAAACCAAAAGAAGCGGTGTCCGAACTTGTTGACTTGGCAGAAGCCAAGGACATACAGGTTGGGGTATACCGCTACTAATAGAAAGGTGATTATGTTAATTAAATCACTAGAGAAAATGGAAACAATTGTAGAAAACAATAAGTTTCTATCGTGGGATGGCTGGACAGTTTTAGAACTGAAGAAGTCTGATATGGCTTGGATGAAACCAAATGCCAAGTTCATCAACAACGAATGGTATATTGCCAATCGTTTTGATGCCAATGCTGATGGCTGGAATATACCTGCTAGTTTGGTAAAGAAGAATGTCAAATGATAAAGACTGGAAAAGTCAAGCCAAGTGTGCTGGTTGGGATGTTAATTTATTCTTTGATAAGTATGAAGAAGATGTCGAACTAAGAAAAGATATAGATGATTTTTGCTCTGACTGTCCTGTAATGAGACAATGCTTTGCAGTTGGAGTGTCAACAAAACAGGTTGGAGTTTGGGGTGGCGTTTACCTAGACAAGGGTAAAATATCCAGGGAATTCAACAGGCATAAAACAAAAGATGATTGGGCTAAAACTTGGTCCGATTTAACAATAGATAAGGAATAAAATATGTATACATTAGAGATGGCAACTGCCTTTAAATCAATCGTACCACCAGAAAACTTTAAGGTAGTCATTCTAGAAAATAATGATTTCTTAACTATTCTGATAGACCCAGAAGATATCGAAGCATTGTCTGATGAACAGGCAGAACCTGCTGTAAAGTATATCAACGATGTTAAGAAGGCTCTTGAAAATGAAGGTGCTATCGTGTTTGTTGTAAGGGATGTGCTGAAAGACTGATGCAGATATTAGAATCTATAGTTGCAGGAACTCTTGTAACCTTAATTATTTTTTTAGTCTATAGACTGTTCAAGATAAAACAGTTTGCAAACACTCTGTCGGAAGCATATATGCAACAGTTAGCAGATAATTTTCTTCTACAAAAAGAGGTAGAAAGACTTTACCAAGAAGCGGAAAACAAAAAGTTACAAGAGACAGATGGATTTGTTAAGTTTATCTCACAATCTCGTGACTGGGCTTTTCAGTACATAGAAGAAGTACAAAAAGCACTTGCTGAGTTTGATGATGAGGTAGCGGCACAATTACAGTGGGCAACCACTTATGGAAGACTTTCTGGTGACACAGTTCACACAAACACAGTAAATATAGTTTCCGAGGCATACAAGAAATTAAAAGCAGTATTGCCAGAGAATACAGAAACGCCTAATAATTAGGCATTAAACAAGGAGAAATAAAATGGATGCAAAACTAAAGGCACTACTTGCCTCATATGGAAGAAGCGTACTTGGTGCGGCTTCTGCACTATATCTAGCAGGTGTAACTGACCCACTAGACCTAGCGTGGTCATTGGTTGCTGCAGTTCTGCCAGTTGCTCTAAGATACATCAACCCGAAGGACCCTGCTTTTGGCATCGTTCCAAAGGAAGCAGATATCAAGGAAGCACTTGCAAAGGCAACACCAAAGAAGGCACCAGTTAAGAAGACTGTAACAGTTAAGAAGACCGTTACAAAGAAGTAATCTTAACAAGCATTAAGGGACAAGTTGCAAGACTTGTCCTTTTTTGCTATAATAAATATGTACCTGCCAATTGGGGGTACAAAAATAACTCGCTTAAAAGGAGATGATACAAATGGTAATCTATACAGACCCATTCGCAGCACTTAGTCAGGAATTTGATAAGATGCTTGCAACACCAGGAATCAACAGAGTTGGCTCCACATACCCACCATACAACGTAATTCACTCAAAGGAAAAGAACGAATGGTATCTTGAATTCGCTCTTGCAGGATTTGAGAAGGATGACGTTACAATCACAACAGACAAGAACATTCTAACTGTTGCTGGTGAAACTAAAGAAGACAAAGAACTACCAGAGGATATCCGTTATGTTTATAAGGGTATTGCTGGTCGTAAGTTCACTCGTTCTTTCACTCTACCAGAATATGCTGAGGTCGCTAAGGCTGAACTGAAGCACGGTATTCTGACTATTGATTTAGTTATCAATGTTCCAGAGGAAAAGAAGCCTAAGACTATTACTATTAAGTAGGTCGGAAGTCCTGGGTATGACGGTAAACTGCCCACTAATAGATATGGTATAATAATCAGATGGAACAATTCTTTTTTAAATCAACTTATGGGGCAAACCCATCATCAACACCAAACCCTAATTATCCTAACAGTGGTGTAAAAACACCAGACTCCATGCGTGGAGGAAAGAAAGTAAAACTTCGTAAGCCAAAGTTGCAGGGTGGCAACGGTGGCGATGCTTCTGGTGCAGTCTCTAGCGGTGGAACATCAATCAGTGCTATGTATAAGCAAGGCGGAGAAATCATGGAGGGTTGCTATGTAATGGGTATGACCACAGAGGGCATGGTTCATGGCATGGTAGAGCACATTATGACTGAGGGTGGAGTGTATGGTGTTCCTGGAACAGAGTATGCTATTCAATCAATGCCACCAGAAAATCCAGCAATGGCTGTTAGAATTTATGAAGAAGACGAAGACGAACCAGGAACTTGGGAGCCAACTGCATACAGCATTGGCATGATGTACAAGGATGCAATATACCTAGAGACTTTAGATGGTCACACAATGGATGGAGAGGACGAAGACGAGATGGAATACGAAGGCGTAGAAAAAGCAGAAGGCTACACTCCAACTGCTGGCATGAAATCTGCTGCTGCTCGTGCTATCCGTTGGAAAGAAGAGGGTAAAGCCACTGGTGCAGGAACTCCTGTAGGCTGGGGTAGAGCAAGAGACATCGTAGCAGGACGCTCAATGTCTCTTAGCGTAGTAAAAAGAATGTATTCATTCTTCTCACGCCACGAGGTAGACAAGAAGGGCAAGGACTTTAATAACACAAGCAATCCAAGCAACGGAAGAATTATGTGGGACGCTTGGGGCGGTGACGCTGGATACAGTTGGTCTCGTGCTATTGCAACTAGAGAAGCAGATAAAGCATTGTTTGCTGATTTTGGTAAAGATTATTCAGAACAGGGACAAATGTCTAAGGCTGGTAGTGTTGGTAGCATGGTTTCCTGGAATTCTTCTGGGGGCACAGCAACAGGAAAGATTGTTAGAATTATTAGAAATGGCAAATACAATGTTCCCAACTCAGACTTTACAGTAACAGGAACACCAGAAGACCCAGCCGCAGTCATTAGAGTTTATCGTGATGGCAAGCCTACAGACACATTGGTTGGTCACAAACTTAAGACTCTTAGAGCCAAGTAGCCCTTGACAAACACCGTCACATACGGTAAAATATATATATGAGTAAACCAGATTGGGCTACACGCCTACAAAACACATTTAAACGTAAGTATGATAAGGGCTATGAAGATGGCTATAACAAGGGTTGGGGCGAAGGCTTTGAGACTGGCAGAAAGAAAGCAATCGCAGAACAGCGTAAAGTAATCATTGCTGCCATTGAGAAAGACCTTAAGAACAATGGTCAACATTACAACCCAGGAATTATTGCTGGAGTTCATTCCGCTATCAGTATGATTAGAAAGATTAGATAATGATTAAGTCAGTTAAGATTGGTCCACAAGTATTTAGTGTTATTCAACGTGACCCAGATGAAGACGGTATGCTAAACGATGGTGCCTATGGTTATACCATTGATGGCAAAAACCTGATTGTAATTGCTGCTGGATTAAATCGTAGCAAGCAACAGATAACACTACTGCACGAAATACTACATGCAGTCCGCATGAGTAATGACGGTATGCCACGTCCAACCAAAGAAGATGACTTTGAATCCTGGGAGCATTACTTTATTGCGATGTATGAAACTGGATTGTTAGCAGTGCTAAAAGATAATCCAAAACTAAGAGAATGGCTGGTTAATGACCAAACAACAAATAAGTGATGATGGCATGACATGGCTAATATTCATATCTGGCTTTTTTATTATTGGAATAGTATTAGGAATGATTATTACCGCAAATTTACCAGAAGAAAACTGTTGGGATAAGTATCCTAATAATGAAGTTCAAGCAATAACAAACTGCGAAGGAAAAAACTAATGGAGCATGAACACGAAGAACATGGACACGAGCAACACGAAGAGCATGGAGAAGTGGCTAACACTCTCACTGAAAAGTTAGAAGAAGTTTCACACGCTGGTCACGACCACGCTGGAGAGACTGTATGGGACACAATCCTAGAAATTACGTTTGGCATTGAGCATATGTTTGCTGAATTCTTTTGGAATGCTGTATTTGCACTTGGAGTATATGCATTTGCAAAGGCTAGAACGCTTCGCAAGATTCACAAGTATGTGGACAGCAAGCACGGAGTAGAACACGAGGAGTATTAAAATGGATTTGAATGCAGATTTTGTAAAGGCAGTAGGCATTACATATGACGAAGCAGAGAAACTGCTTCTCAAGAAGCACAAAGATTATGGACCTAAGAACATTTCTGGTAGTCCAGGGGGAGCGATAAATGGACTTAGGGTTAGAATGCACGACAAGTTGGCTCGCATTAACCATCTTTATGATACTGGTGCTACCCCTGAAAATGAAAGTCTTAGGGATTCTTTTATTGATATGGCAAACTACGCAATTATCGCAATGTTGGTATTAGATGGGAAGTGGGACCGTGATTAAAGCACCAGAAGATATTATCATTATTAAGTTAGATAAGAAAAGTACTGAGCCAGAGAAGAAGGCTAGTGGTCTTCTTATCATTCAAAGCGAGACAGACCAGCCAAAGAATATTGGAACAGTCTACGCTGTGGGAGAAGGCAGACAACTAAAGAGTGGCGTTCGTGCACCAATGGATGTAAAGGTTGGAGACAAAATTATGTTCAATCCTGGTGGCACCATGAAGTTCAAGCATGAGGAAGAAGATTATTTGTCATTGTTCAGTGCCAGTGTTCTAGCCATCCTTGGCGATGAAGATGAGGTATAATTAAACTATGAATAAAGTATTGATAATTGTACCTTCGAGGTCAAGACCAGAAGTAAGCCTAGAATTCTATGAAGAGTTCAAAAAGAATTCCGTAATCTCAGACCTGATGTTTGGTCTAGATGACGATGATGTAGAGTATCCACGCATTCCAGGGGTACTGTATGAAGTTAATCCACGCAAAGGAATGAACGGAACTCTTAATCAACTTGCTGTTAAGTATGCAGACCAGTATGACTATATTGGTTTTCTTGGCGATGACCACCGTCCAAGAACTTATGGCTGGGATGAAATCTTAGTTAATGCTGTTAAAGATATAAAGAATGGTATCACCTATGGTAGAGATATGACACAAGATGGTCAGCCTTCTCCTATCTGTACATTCGTAATTCTTGATACAAACATTATTCGTAAACTTGGATACATGGCACCAACAGAACTAAAGCATCTTTATCTAGATAATTTCTGGAGAGACCTTGGTGCTTCTATGGGGACATTGAGATATAACCACGATGTAGTTGTTGAGCATATGCATCCTGCTTTTCACAAGGGGCAATGGGATGAGCAGTATCGTGAAGTAAATGCACCAGACGTTTATAACCATGACCAGACTGTATATAACCAATACCACTTTAGTGGAGAGTTTGCTAGGGCAATAGATATTTTACAAAATGATTAAAAGACTAAAACCCAAGTGGTCAGACAAAGAGTTAGAAAAGGTCTATGACCATCAGTATGACCACACATCTTTTGATGACCACGTTCTTCGTGTAAAGCACACTATTCAATTTGTTAGAGATAACCTGCCTATGAATAAGAATATGCTAACTGTTGCAGACTTGTCTGCTGGCGATGGGGCTATTGCAAATGGTCTTCCTTTTCCAAATAAAATCCTTGGAGACTACTACCCTGGATTTGAATATACAGGAAAGATTGAAGATACCATTGAGCAAATTCCAAATGTAGATTTATTTGTGCTGTCTGAAACACTGGAGCATGTGGACAATCCATTAGAAGTTCTAAAGCAAATAAGAAACAAAACAAATTATCTTTTGGTATCAACTCCACAAGATAACTGGGAAGATGATAATCCAGAACATTACTGGGCTTGGGACAAAGATGGTGTAGAAGGATTGTTAAAAGATGCAGGATTTGAGCCAATAGCATTCCTATCAGAGACATTGTGGTACACACATCAGTATTGGATTTGTAAATGAAAATTTTGATTACAGGACACCGTGGCTTTGTTGGCAAGTACTTTGTAGAAAAGTATAAAGACCATGACATCACAGGCGTAGACATTGTTGACGGACTAGATGTTCGTGACTTCTTTAAGACTAATAGAGAGAGTTATGATTTAGTTATTCACCTTGCTGCTATTGTTGGCGGTAGAGCAACTATTGAGGGCAATCCTCTATCAGTAGCAACAGACCTAGCGATAGACTCAGACTTCTTTAACTGGGCATTGATAACAAGACCAGGACGCATTGTGTACTTTAGTTCTAGTGCTGCCTATCCTACAAAGTTCCAAGGCAACGAAGACTGGGTAAGGCTAGAAGAATCAATGATTGATTTAGATAACATTAGCAACCCAGACCTGACATATGGTTGGAGCAAACTGACTGGTGAGTATCTTGCCAAGTTTGTACAAGAGGCTGGCATTCCTGTTCACATCTTTAGACCGTTCTCTGGCTATGGCACAGACCAGTCGTTAGATTATCCGTTCCCTAGTTACATTAAGAGGGCTGTAGACCGCATGGACCCATTTGAGATTTGGGGAGATGGAGAGCAGACCAGAGACTTTATCCACATGTCTGATGTCGTTAATGCAGTTGATGAAGCAATTAGACAAGACATCCAGGGACCAATCAATCTAGGCTGGGGTCGTAGAACTACGTTCAATGAGTTAGCCAAGATAGTTACTGAAATCGAAGGGTATTCACCAGATTTCAAACATCTACCAGCAGCACCAGTAGGAGTTCTAAATCGTATAGCAAATCCAACTAAGATGCTGTCATTCTATACACCAAAGATTACTTTGGAAGAAGGTATTGAAAGGGCATTAAAAGGAATTGTCTAAGATAGGACTCGTAATACCATGGAGACCAACTCCAAGTAGATTAAAACCATTAGATGCAGTTCTAAAATGGTATCAAACTAATTTACCAGACATTGAGGTATTTTATAGCGACAGACCAGGGGATAGATGGAATGCTGCAGCCAGTCGTAATGATGGTGTAAAAAGGGCACAGGAGGCTCACTGTGACGTTATTATTCTTAATGACGCAGATACACTACCCGAAATTGAACCTTTATTAGAAGCAATAGAACAATGCAAAACTGATGGACTTGTTCACAGCCCCTATGACAAATGTAAGTATATAGATATTGAAATGAGTGAACTCTACTATGCTGGCAAGGATATTAAATTACTTAAACATACATTATATTCACCAGCAACAGGTGGTATATGGGTTTGCACACCAGAAACATGGTGGAGTTTGTATGGAATGGATGAAAAGTTTCAGCAGTGGGGACCAGAGGATGCCGCCTTTGATATCTCTCATAGAATAATTAAAGGTGTTCCCCTAGTGCCACATGAAGGATATATATACTGCTTAGGACACGTTCCCCAAATTCACGATGAGGGATTTAATCCAAGTCATAGATTTAATATGGAACTATATAATTTCTATCTTACTGCAAAAACAGCAGGAAGAATTAAATGGATAGTCAATACAAAAAACATTTATGAATAAAGGTAGTTATACTTATATTATGAACTGTTCATTGTGTCAGGAACTTTTGGTTCCAATTGTTTACGGATTCCCAACTTACGAGCAGATAATGACTGCTAAAGAAGACAAGATTGTTTTAGGCGGATTGCCTAGACCTCTTGCTCCAACTCACTTTTGTATTCCTTGTCAGGAAGAGTATCGTCTGGATGGGGACATTCACACACCCAAGTTTTCTCATAATAACTAATAATCTTTTTACAGTTCCAGTGATGCCCTGTCATACAGAAGCCACATTTACGCACGAACTAATTTCCTTTTGATTGGGTCAAATTTTAGTGGATGCTTCTTAGAAGCCTTACCGTTTTGTCTGTTGCTGTTTCTTGCACCTTTTGCTTTAGCCATTAAATGTCCTCCTTAACCATTAGTATGCCTGTCATCATAGCAGTAAATACTCCTGCAATTGTCTGGCTAATAGCCACAATGGTTGGGTCGAAGCCTATTGCACTGAATAAAATAAGCAACGGTAGTTGGGCACTAAGCCATAGCAGTCCCCATGTAATAATAAATGTTAGTCTCTGTCTAGCCATTACCACCAACTCCACTCATTCTCTTCGTTTTCTTCTAAATCTCTAAGAGCCTTAATAATCATTTGAGTCTTTCTAACATGATATCCCATCTGGATAATGTCAAGACCAGTGACCTCTACCTCATCGCCATCGTCTAGCGTAACCACATAGGTGCGGTCAGGGATAATTACAAAGCGTGTTTTATTTGGCATAATTTATTATACCATCAATCAATCGGAATATCGTTAGGATGGATAGAGTTTATGCCAGCCTTTGTATAAATGTTTCTGGCTCCAGTGTTATCGTCAATGGCAAGGGTAGCATCTGAAAGTTTCTCAGCACACTCAGCCTTCCACTTGTTAGTAAATTTATAGTTATATGGATTAAGAAGAAGACTATTATACTTAAGTCCAGCATCTTTGAGAGCCTTTTCTGTTTCTGCTCTCATGCTTCGGCTTCTTCCACTAATCACAACCACCTTGGTATTAAGTGAGTTAATATAATCAATGGTCTTTTGAATGGGTGTAGAACTCATGTGTTCTAGGACGGTATCGTCAATATCTGTAATAATCATATATCCAGTATACCAGCAAAAGTTCGGTTTGTAAAGAGTAAAATCGGGCGGAAATATGAGGTTTTAACGCTTGACAAGCAAGCGATTATCCTGTACAATTGATGTATAAGGTCCATTAAACGATAGGAACGTATGCAAACCTTTTTACCATTTAAGCAGTTCGATAAGTCTGCACAAGCCCTAGATAATAAGAGATTAAATAAACAAGTATTAGAGTCTTATCAGATTCTTAAGGTGTTGTCTAGTGATGACCCACAGGCTGCTTGGCGTAATCATCCTGCTGTTAAGATGTGGCGTAACCACGAAGGTCAATTGTGGCTATACACTATGGCTATGGTTAAGGAAGCAGATAAGCGTGGCATTAAGACTGATAAGAACATGGAGAATCTTACTAACCTTAAGGCTGTGGCTGGCGATAACTGGGGGTATTCAATTCCTAGGTGGTATAAGAATCCATTTGCATTAAGTAGACTTACTACTAGCCATAAGGCTAACCTATATACTAAGGACCCTATCTATTACTTCGAGTTCTTCAGTTCACTAGAAGATAGCAACCCTTGTTGTCCTGAGCGTAAAGAACCTTGTAAGTATTATTGGGTTGCACATGACCCACTATTTAAGGAGGACCATGAAGTTACCAAAGTTTTTCAGATGGCGAGTTAGACTAGTTCAGCAAGGATATGATAAAGGCTGGGAGCATGGCTATGAAGCAGGTATGGTTGAGCAGAAGAATCAGATTATAGACTTGTTGTCTAGTCATATTGAGAAGATTGACTGGCTACAGGAAACACCGATAGAAGTAAAAGATATTTTGCCTATCGTAAAGAACCACGAAGAAGATAAGGAGTTAGTGGGATGGGAAGACTAAAAGATATAGATGCAGAGATGCATGAGTTATCTGATTTTGAGAAGGGCGTTCAGTTCGAGAGAGAACGTATCCTAAACATTCTCTCTAACAAAGGCTTAGAGTTAGAGAAAGATGTCTCCTGTGATGATGAAGCATCACACATAAGATATGTATTTATGATAGATATCCTAGAACTTCTTAGGGGATACAGATGATTAAAATAGAAAACAATATGCTTGTCCTAGATAGTACATTCAGTAAAGAAGATGTCCAGGCTATTGATGAGTTTGTTAAGATTAATGTTGATAGAGAACGTCAAAGACTTATAGCATTACTACATGACTATGGCACAATGAACTACATTTCAGAGTCTACCTATCACGAACTTGTTGCTCTGATAACAGACTCAGTTTACTGATAAAAATTTCGGGGAATAGAAGAAGTCTTCGTAATCCCTAGTATAAGTTAAACCTAGTAGAAAGAATAACACATGAGCAGATATGTCCACACATTCAAATATAACAAACTAACTAATGGAACAAGAAAGCATAGCCCTATCAGAATAAAGTTCTGGCTATGGGGCTTCGGATTTACCTATGAAACAAAGAAAACTCTAGGTGGATTTGCTATTGCAGACAAACGAAATGTTCCTGATGTCAAGTCAGATGCATTCAAAAGAAAATATCCTAAAGCATAGTTTTACACAGGAAATACCCTGAAAAAATAGGCA